GGCGGTGTCTACAGGCACAGCAAAAGATTGCCTAGGGATGTTGACTTGCCAATCACTATCTTTGGCGCTGACCGTGGTGAGGTTCAAACAAACCTCAGGCGCTTGGGCCGAATCTTGCAAGACAACCAAGGGCCCACCCAAATCAAAGCTGACTACTCAGATGGTACAAGCCTATTTCTGCCACTACATTACACAGGTGGTGGTGAGACGGTTTGGGGAAGCACCACGGCTGGACTAACCTGGTGCCGCTGGGTAATCAGCATGAGGGCACCCAACCCATTCTGGCTCAGCGCTATTGAGGAACAATTCAGCATTGGCACTGGCTCAACTGGCAGGGGCCTTTTGCCTTTGCTCACTAAAATGAAAGTTTCATCCAGCTCCACCCTTGGGGTTGTAACGGTTGTAAACGCTGGGGATGTTAGGGCTTTCCCAATTTGGAAAATTACTGGCCCAGTCAGTGACCTGGTTATTAGCAACGGCGTGGAGCAATTTGGCTTTGACTCTGTTTTCTCTGGCGAGGTGCTAACCGTAAACACTGAGACTGGTGCCGTTACAAACTCAGGCGGTGACAACCTCTATGCCCGCCTTGATGTTGCGCCAAAGCTTTTCAGCTTGGCACCAGGCACAACTGGCCTGACCATCCTGGGCACAGACACGGATTTAGATTTCAATGTCTTGCTGACCTACTCACCAAGGTATGAGGTAATTCACTAATGCAAGTTGATGAACTACTTATTGAGGTTAGAGACCCTACGCTGGCCCGCATTGGTCAGTTCAGACCAGGCGATTTGGTGGGCGCTAAGTTCATCCTAAGGTTCAACAATGTTGGCACCTGGGAAATGCGCTTGCCACAGGGTAGCAGACTTGGGGAGCTCTTGAGGCTTCCAGGTTATGGCATCATTGTGACTGGCCCAGATGATTCAGTTATTTTTTCAGGCCCTACATTCTCAGCAACCCTAGTTCAGACCCCAGAAATTGTGGAGGGTGACTGGACCATTACTGGAACTAGTGATGACATCATCCTCTCAGAGCGCCTGGCTTACCCAACCCCATCAAGTGCTGATGTTACAGAGCAAACTGATGCGCATGATGTGCGCTCAGGTGTGGCTGAAACAGTCCTCAAAGCTTATGTCTCAGCGAACATTGGACCTGACGCACCCACGGCTAGAAAAATAACAGGGCTCCAAATTCAGGCTGATGCTGGGCGTGGGGGGACCGTTTCTGGCAACGCTAGGTTTCAGACACTACAATCAACGGCTTATGCCCTAGCTCAAACTGGTGCGGTTGGCTACGCCGTGGAGCAACTGGGGACCAACCTAGAGTTTCAGGTTTACTTGCCCACCGATAAAACGGCCACCATCAGAATGGACATGGACAATAACAAGCTGTCCAGGGCCATGTATGCCTACGCCTCAGCCAAGGTAACCAGGGCAATTATTGGCGGGGCTGGCCAGGCTGAACTAAGAGAGTTTCTTGAGGTCACAACCACAGCATCCCAAGCCGCAGAAACAGAATGGTCTCGCAGAATTGAAGTGTTCTCAGACAGCCGTGGTTCAGACACCACAGCACAGCTGGCTCAATCGGGCGAGGAACTTTTGGTTGATGACGGCAAAACTATTGTCCAGATGTCAGTCACCCCGTCAGATGATTTCAACATGCGGTTTGGTCAGGACTGGTATTTGGGTGACAAGGTTACCGTGGTCATCAATGACCTAGAGGCAAGTGCCGTGGTCACAGAGGTTGGCATTTCCATTGATGCTGACGGTGTGCGCCTTGGGGCAACCGTGGGGACACCAGTTGGCATTGAGTATGAAGCAAGAGTGCTGGCAAAAACCAATGAGCTCCAGCAAAGAATTTCAAACCTAGAGAGAAACTAGCCGTTAAGTATTACTAATAAGCTATAAAATAAAAGCGAAAGAGAGAGAGAAATGGCCCAACAAAGTTACCCCTTTGAAAATGTTGATGTCACAGAGAGTCAATACAGCAAGTGGGCCAGACACATTGGCGAGGGTGTCAACGGTGGACCCGACACCACAGACCTCTTGGTCACTGGTGATGACTCTGGTTTACAAGTTCGCATTGCGGCTGGTGAGGCCATGGTTCGTGGTCACTACTACATAAACACCAGCCAGGCAACCCTGACCCTAGACACCGCTGGCACAGACACCAGAATTGACGGCGTGGTTGTGGAGCTTGACCCAGCGGCCAACACTATTGTGCTGAAAATAATTCAGGGCACAGCGGTGGTAAGCGACCCAGTGCCACCAACTCCCAACCAGACTGATGTTGGAATCTATCAAATCCTTATTGCGCTAGTCACAATCCCCTCTGAGGCCACCAGCATTGTGTCTGGTGATGTCACAGACAGGCGCACTTTTATCATTGCATCACAGCAAGCACTTCACCCTTTCCTAATGATTGGAGCATAAAAAATGGCAACCACCTATAAGGTATTGGGCCAAGTAAACCCAAGCGACACAAACAACGCAAACCTATACACGGTCCCCAGTGGCACTAGCACCGTGGTTTCAACGCTAGTGCTAACTAATGTGACCGCTACTGATGCGGTGGCCAGAATGTACGTCAGGCAAGCGGCGGCAGCGGCAACTACTGAAAACGCTATTGCTTATGATGTGACCGTTGCGGCTAACAGCCTCAACACTTTTACGCTAGGAATCACTCTTGGCGCAACTGATGTGATAACGGTTCAATCAGCCACGGCAGATGCTCTGGCTTTCCACCTATTTGGAAGTGAGATTAGCTAATGGGCGTTTCAAGTTTCCCACCTGTATCGGGTGGCGGTGGAGCTTCCAAAGAGCGCCGAATAGATTACTTTTCCGCAACTGGCACTTGGACAGCCCCCACGGGCGTGAGCTACGCAATTTTCACCTTGGTATCTGGCGGAGGTGGTGGCGGCGGAACTGGCACAAGTGGTTCGGCTGGAGGAGACAGCTCGTTCAATGCTATTTCTTTACTTGGAGGAACTCCTGGCACTAAAGCTCAAGGTGGCCTTGTAGCTGTTGGGGCTAGTGCTGGCGTAAACACAGGGTTAGGAGGCGCAGCAAGGGGAGTAGATACGTCAAGCACCTCTAGTGCCACAGCCACTAATGGACTTTCCTCCCAAAAAATTATTAGAGGGACAGCAGTTGTTGAAGCTACGGGGTACGCCGTTGTTGTTGGCGCTGGGGGGTCAGGTGGAGAGAATGCCGGAAGTGGCGGCTCTGGTTATGTAACAGTTGAATACTTAGTGGAGGCATAAAGATGGCACATTTCGCAAAAATAGAAAATGGAACGGTCACAAATGTTGTGGTTGTTGCCAATGAACACGAAGCCTATGGCGAAAGCTTTTTAAATGATTTAGGGCTAATAGGCACTTGGGTTCAAACCTCGTACAACGCCAATTTTGGAAAAAAGTATGCTGGAATTGGTGACACATTTGATGGCACAAACTTTAGGCCCGTTGAGCCAGAGGGCAACCTTGGCTTTGATGAAGATTCTTGGTGTTGGATTATGCCAGAGCCAGAGCCAGAACCAGCGCCTGAGTAATGGAAGAAAAAGAACCTCACGCTAGGGTCACTCTCCAAATGCTTTACGGTAAGCAACTAGAAAATGAACGCCTACTAATTCAACTCACGGCCAAACTTGGCTACTTAGACACGGTTCCTGAGCGGGTTGCTCAGCTAGAAATTCAGCAAGCGAAAAATGCTTGGATTGAAAAGATAGCTTGGGCCGCCCTGGTCGGTGCTGTGCTGGGAATTGTCAACCAACTGACGGGAACGCTATGAGCAAATACAAGCCAAAGAAACGAAAAGGCTAATGACTAAAAAGAAAAACACCCCCAATGCTGAGTTCAGGGATTGGGACTTTGTGCCCGCTGAGGAATTTTTGCCGCCGCAAAAAGCACCTACCCACATCATGGCTGAGCGTGAAAACATCCTGACCGTTGCCCAGCTACACCTCCCAGAGGGGATGACTAGGCACGAATACGCCCTCCAGCTGATGAAGCTCAACACTTCATTTGAAGTGGGCAGGACCATCAACCTTGTCTAGGTGGCAGCACCCGTTTCCTGAGAGCACTATCACCAGCCGCTTTGGGGTTACGGTCAGGCGCACTAACCCGCACAGGGGAACTGACTACGCACCTGGAGCTAATGCGCTCATTCCAGCCGTCACTGACGGGGAGTGCGTATCTGTCCAGTGGTCTGATGTTCTTGGCTGGGTGATGATTCAGGCGGCATCAACTGGGATTCATTACATTGGTTATTGTCACCTGTCTTGCAACGCTCACGGCATAAATTGTCAGGGGTCCTCACAGCACACTGACGGCTCAACTTGTATGGTCAGACTGGCCCCAGGTCACATGCTAAAAAAGGGTGACCCAGCTGGGCGAATCGGGAACACGGGTTCGGCAAGCCGTGGCGCACATTTGCACATCACGCTGAGCACATCCCTCAAGGGTGTGTTTTATGGCAAGGTGTATGACATAGCAAAGTTCATCAACAAACAGCTGAAAAAGAAACCAGAGGTGTGCAAGTGTTGCAAAAGGCCACTCTAAAAAAGCTAGGATTGACAGCCATTGATGGCATGTTTTTTCTAGGCGGCGAGGTCAAGACCGAAACCGATAACTGGAAGTTTAGGCGGCGGCTAATTTACGGCGCTTACAGGCTGGCAGTTGCCATCATTCTGTTTGGAGCCCTGACCTTTTTCTGGGACACAGGCGTGAGTAATAACCTGGTCACTGGCGGCATAGCTTTGCTGACAATAATTGTGACCGCCTACACAGCCTCAGCAACCTTTGAGGACATCAAGAGAAATAACAGACAGGACCTAGAACCATGAAGATTTTTACCTTAGAATTTTGGAGCTACGCTGGCGAGAGAGCCATCAAGACATTTGCACAGGCGGCCATTGCGGCCCTTGGAGCTGGAAGTGTTGGTCTATTTAGCATTGACTACGCTGGACTGATTAGCGTGTCAGCTGGAGCCGCTCTGCTATCAGTGCTAACATCAATCGTGGCTAAATCCAAAGCCTAAATAATTAACACCCCATCACCGTGTAATGGCGTGGTGGGGTTGTCTCTTACCCCAACAAAAAAGACCCCTAGCCAATCGCTGGGGGTCTTTTTTTTGTGCCTAAATTATAGTTTCCTTTTCAGCTTCACACGCTCTCTGTGTGTCAGCCC